ATTGATTCAGGATATGGAGAAGGCTTTTGTCTTGGAAACATTATGAAGTATGCTATGAGGTTTGGAAAGAAAGATGGAAAGAATAATTTAGACTTGTATAAAATAATCCAATATGCTATAATAGCATTGTATGTAAACAATAAGGAACAAGATAATGGTTGAAGATAAAATAGGGACTAAGCCTTACTTAGGAATTGAAATAAACTATGACAAAGAAAAAACATTTGATAAATTTAGTTTAGATACACTCAAAGATAGATATTTTTGGGAAGGAGAAACACATGCCCAAGAAGCATTCGCAAGAGCCTCAGTCTTCGGAGCAACCTACAAAGGTGAGACAGATTTTGAATTGGCTCAAAGACTTTATAACTACAGTTCCTCTCGTTGGTTCATGTTCAGCACTCCTATACTTAGTAACGGGGGAACAACTCGTGGGCTTCCTATCAGTTGTTTTCTTAACTATGTTCCTGATAGTAGGGGTGGTTTATCTTCTCACTATGACGAGAATATTTGGTTGGCAAGTTCGGGTGGAGGCATTGGTGGATATTGGGGAGATATTAGGAGTAATGGTATATCTACTACTCATGGCTCTCGTTCTACTGGTTCAATTCCTTTCATGCATGTAGTTGATTCTCAGATGTTAGCCTTTAACCAAGGCACTACAAGACGTGGTAGTTATGCGGCTTATATGGATATAAGTCATCCGGAGATTGAAGAGTTTATTAACATGAGAAAAGAATCAGGTGGAGATATAAACAGAAAGAATCTTAATCTTCATAACGGTGTAAACATTACAGATGCTTTCCTTGAAGCAGTACAGAAGGATGAAGATTGGAGATTGATAGACCCTAAGACTAACGAAGCTGTTAAGACTATCAACGCTAGAGATTTATGGTGGCAGATAATAAATGCTAGAGCAGAAACAGGTGAGCCTTACATGGTGAACATTGATACTTGTAATAAACATTTACCTAAAGCACAAAAAGATTTAGGTTTAAAGATAAGACAAAGTAACTTATGCTCAGAGATTACTCTACCAACAGATGAAGAGAGAACAGCAGTATGTTGTTTATCTTCTGTAAACTTAGAACACTTTGATGACTGGTCAAAAGATGACATGTTCATTGAAGATTTAATAACCATGCTTGACAATGTTTTACAGCACTACATTGACAATGCAATAGACACAACACAGTTAGGAGAATACAGTGCAAATTTTAAACGCTTTCAAAAATATGTTAAAGAAGGTAAGGAAGGCTTTACCAAGAGTGCCTACTCAGCGTATCGAGAAAGGAGTCTCGGTCTCGGTGCTATGGGCTTCCATGCTTATCTTCAATCTCGTAACATCCCTTTCGAAGGGATTTACGCTAGTGGTTTCAACTATAAAGCATTCTTGTATATCAATACTAGAGCAAACGAAGCGACTAAAGAATTGGCTGTTAGAAGAGGAGAGGCTCCAGACATTCACGGTACGGGTAAAAGAAACGCTAACCTATTGGCTATTGCTCCTAACGCTAGTAGTGGGATTATATGTAGTGGTACTTCCCCTTCTATTGAGCCTTTCCGTGCTAACTGCTATACTCACAAAACTTTGTCAGGGTCTTACCAAGTTAAGAACAAGTATCTCGAAAAAGTTCTCAAGTCTAAGGGGCTTAAAGGCAAAGAGTTAGATGCAGTATGGAAAGATATATCCGGTAACGATGGTTCAGTTCAGCATTTAGATATTTTAACTGATGAAGAAAAAGAAATATTTAAAACTGCAAATGAACTAAATCAAATTTGGATTGTCGAACATGCTCACCAAAGACAAGAGTTTATATGTCAGGCTCAGTCTGTTAATCTGTTCTTCACTTTACCAAAGGCAACAGAGCCTCAAGAAGTACACGATGAGTACATGCAATATGTTAATGATGTACATTGGTATGGTATGAACAAACTTAAATCGCTTTATTACTTCCGTTCTAATGCAGCCAGAACTGTAGAGAATGTTAATACTAAAGTACAACGAATAAATTTAGAAGATACTGAGTGTCTTGCTTGTGAGGGATAACATGGCTAAAAAATATATACATGTTAATCAACATAAGATTAGAGCAAATAAGAAAAATGGTACTAACGAGCCTGTTATTACCATTAAAGAAGGCAGAACAAATACTTATTGCCATGAGGTAAAAGTACTAGGAGAATGTACTATTAGATATGGCGGTAATGACAAGCCTATATTACCTTGTGGTGCTAGAGTGGTTATTGAAACTGAAGCACCTTACGAAATAGTATCCCCTTCTGATTATGTGGAGGCTGATTTAATATGAATTGTTGGCACTGCGGAACAAAGTTAATATGGGGTGGAGACCAC